CTATAGGTTGATTGAGGATTAGTATCACATAAATTTCAGGATAATACTTGATTTTGGGAAATTGATGTGTTGATCTTAACTTGTTGCTTTTGAGAATGGTACAAATTTGATATGTTGATATCTGAATTTAAAACGATGGGGTGTCACAAATGGCGAAAAGTAAGATAACTTCCGAAATGCTGGGCGGGGCGATAAAAACAACGTCTGCACCGTCACGCAGGAGCAGGACGGATATTGCATTCATTGCAGTGCGGGTACTGCTGGTGGCGGATACCATATTGACCTTTGTGCCCTCCGTAAATCCTGCACGCATAAGCTCAATGATAAACCGTAACCTTTCTCTTTTTACCTGCGGTATTTTCTTAAGTGAAATGTCAACGATAAAACAGCTCATAAATATAAAAGAGGCTGCCGCAGCGTTTGCTGCAACAGCCTCTTTTATTGGTCGAGGTGACGGGACTCGAACCCACGGCCTCTTCGTCCCGAACGAATTTGCATATAGCTTATTTTTTCCCTTAATAGCGTGAATAGTTGGCACATCAATTACACTTTTGACACCCATCTGACACCCATAGCCTATTATAATAATCATTCAGCTTATCCATCTGCTCCTCTTTATGCTCGGCGTTCAAATGGGTATATATTTCCATTGTTGTTGTAATATCTGCGTGTCCTGCCTGTTCCTTGGCAGTCATAACATCAACACCTGCAAGGTACATATTTGTAATAAATGTATGTCTCAGCCAATGTGCTGTTATCTGCGGAATGACCATCGGAATTTTTTCAGGCGCATTCAGGCTTTGGGGTTTCTTAAATTCCTTAAGACTGCCCTTGCTGTCAGTTATCAATATGCCGTCAAAGTCTCCAAATCTGAAATTCAATTCTTTAAGATAACTGTTCCACAGTTTACGCCAGGAGCTGCCAGACATAAGACTGCCTTTTGTGTTCGGACAGACAAGCATTGCCTTTGCTTTGCTCCGCTGATCCCTAAGGTATTCTGCAAGTATAGGCGGAATATTCACAGTGCGCATACCTGACTTAGTTTTTGTGCACGGCTTTATTCTGGGAATATCCTTTTCCATTGCCACTGCTTTGTTTACGGTGATCGTGCGCTTGGTGATATTGATATCGGTCCAGTTCAGAGCAAGAAGCTCACCACGTCGGAGACCTGCAAACAGCATTATCATTGCAGCCGTATGTGCCCGATGATTTGTCGGGGCAATTATCCACTTTTGTTCTTCCTCAGTCAATGCTCTTCGTGGTTCCTTATCCTCATCGTGAATATATTCAGGGGGCAGTTCGATGCCCTGAACAGGGTTAAAGTCCATTACACGATTTACAATAGCATATTGGCAAATCTGAGACATTACTGACTTATATTCCTTTAGCGTCTTATGAGCTGCCCCATCGGCGGTATATTTATCAATGATATCCTGACAGTCAGATACAGACAGTTCCGAAATCGGAATATCGCTGATATCGTCCATCTTTTTTACCCTAATTGCATATGTCTGATATCTTCCCTCGGAAATCTTTCCTTTTTTCTTGCGCAACCAGCGCTCAGCCCACTCCCCGAAGGTATCCCGTTCTGCCGAAACATCAATGCCCTTGCCGATTTTTAGCTTGACCTCCTGTACCTTGCGGTCAAGCTCACGCTGTGTGTCAGCATATACGTATTTATATTTGCCGTCTCCGAGATAGACTTTTGACTGCAATCGTCCGTCGGAGCGCTTAGTGTTCTTGGCTCGTGCCATTTTTAACCCTCCTTTTGCAGTTGACTGCAATGCCGTCACCCACCGAAAAATACAGAGGGAGCGGCTCGGTTTCTTATCGGGTGTTTTCCCGAAAAAAGCTTTGATTTTTCAAAACTTTTTTCCGAAAAGCACTTGACAAATACGTGCATACGTGTTATAATATATAATGTAAGGAGGACATAATAATGAAAGATAAAGACCTTCTGAAACTGCTGATGCAGAACGGTTGGAAGCTTGACAGAGTAAAAGGAAGTCATCACGTTCTTAAAAAGGACGGCATGACAGAGGTTATACCAATTCATGGTCAGGACGTTCCGACAGGACTGTTAAACGCAATACTAAAGAGGACGGGGCTGAAATAAGCCCCTCACTCCTCAAATATATACAAGGAGCTGTTTATATGAAAATGATTTATCCCGCAGTGTTCCATTTTGAAGATAACGCATACTGGGTTGAGTTTCCAGATCTTCCAGGTTGCCAGTCATTTGGTTCTTCTCTCACAGAAACACTTGACAACGCAAGGGAAGCTTTGGAGGCGTATGCAATATCTTTGATTGAAAACAAGGAAGAAATGCCAGCACCAAGCGAAATATCAAAGCTTTCTATCGAAAATGGTTGCTTTGCTTCGCTTGTTGATATTGACCTCTCAGCATATTTTAAGAGGGCAAAGGCTGTTAAAAAGACCTTGACAATTCCTGAATGGCTAAACGATGCAGCCATTGAAAAAGGCATCAACTTCTCGCAGACCCTGCAGGATGCTCTTATGGTCAAAATCTCTCAGTAAATATGATTTTCCCCCGTTCCGTATGGTTCGGGGGATTTTTTGTATTACTTCATTTGACTATTTGTAAATGTATATGGTATAATATAGGTATATACATATCAACAATAGATCAAAAGGAGGTAAGCTGATATGCTTGAAATTTTAGAATTTATTTTCCGTGACTTCTGGACTTGGCTCGGCTTTTATATTTTGTTTGGACTTCCACTGCTTTGCATACCGTTCTGTATCGCTGAAGCTTTGGGAAAGGAGTCCAAGCATACAACCAATCAATCTTCACAGCAAATCAAATAAAAATTTTTCCCAAGCTCAGTTACATATGCTGGTGTTATCCACGAAACTCTGGCGGTTAAACCTTCCGGAATTTCTGACTGAACTGTTTTCATTTGCACTATGCTGTTATTATCATTATCGTCTATATCCCATAAGGCGTTAGTGATAATCGCTATTAGACCGCATCTCATCAAATTATCAATAGATTCCGAAACACGGCTCAAATCGGCTTCTTCAAAGCCAATCACAATATTTTTGTATTGTTGTATTGTGTTGTTATTTGATATGATATCTACAGTAGCAAAGCCAATTTCATCATCAGCTGATCTGTTCGCAACTACATAACGAAAAATCTGAGCGTCAAGCGGAGATAATTGCTTTATTATTTCAACATAAGCGGGATGTACAGTATCTCTTGTATCTGTATTCATTGACTTTGCCAAGAGGTTTGCATATAAGTTCCTTAGTTCACTGCTGTCCATAGAATACGACAAGGCTTGTAAAGCAGGAACAGCAACAAAATCGGGAGGGGAAACCAACTTGTTTTCGTCAATATATTTTAACCTATTGGCAATCAACGCATTGGTTTCCTGCAATTTATAATTAGCGTTTGCTATCCAGCTCCTTGGACGAACTAAAAGAGCATTTACAGCCTGCAATGGAAGTGCTAACATTTTTCCAGCTTCTTGAACTACTGGCTTTCCCAAATCATTGTACAATTCTGGTGCGGCTCCAAGCAATTTGCCCGCCCCTTCAGCTAAGGCTTCCAATCCTTTCATTTTTATTCTCCTTTTCCCCCCGTTCCGTATGGTTCGGGGGATTTTTTTATCCATTATTCTTGTTCTTCCCGTAAAAAATCCTGCCAGCCTCAAGGTTCTTGCGATACTGGCAGCAGCGGGCGTAGAAGTTGTTTGAATGCAGACATTTCAGTGCATCGGAGCAGGCAACGTATTTGCTGCAACAGCCGAATTTGTCGGAAGGCTGATAATTCTTTAATGTAAAGTCAATTAACTCTGTAAGATATGGAACAAGAGTAATGCTGTTTACATCAAATTTATGGCATAAAAGCTTTCTGGTAAACTTTTCACCCGTTTTCTTATCTTTTGTTGATACATTGTATATTCTTTCAACTGCATCTTCAGGTTTTTTTATGCAGTCCTTGCGCTGATAAAGGTATTCAACTTCTATTCGGCTTGATTTAGAATTGTTTATGCGAGTAAGCTTGAAACATCTGTCGCTTTTAACTTCTTTGAATTCAGCTTCAAGCATCAAGGGCTCCAATATCCAAACGCTGTAGCTTTTATTTTGCGAAGAGTCATTCTCTAATTCATTTTTTACAGTTTCATCACTGTTGTTATCTTGTACTTGCTTTTTTGACTTTTTATGTTCGTTCAAGCCGTAAATTTTTATGTATTTTTTGTCGATATCTTGTTTTTTGCACACCTCTTCAATAATATGGTCGAGTGTGTCGATTATATTTTCTGACAATGTTTCGCCGTCATTCATATCAAAAGTGAGCTGATCCATGATATTACTCCTTTTCAGTGATGAAGTTACTCTCTTCAATTATTGCTATTTTACCGCCGTTGTTATTGTATTCTTCTGCCTTTATTCGTTTAGCGCCTTTTCCATCTTTCCAGTCATCACTTCCATGCGCACCGATTACAAGATAATCCAACTTCTTTATAACATTTGCCTTTATTATGGCACCATTTGCAATGAGGGTGTTTTCAAGAGCCGCACGCTCTCCGCATTTAAAATCCCCTGTAAGGCAAACGGTTTTACCCGATACATCATACGAGAAAGACACATTTAAGCTGTTCGAATTCATTGAAATAAGTGCTTCGGAGTAAGTGATGAAATCACTTTCGGACAGAACACGCACATTGGTTCGGATTGCAATGCTGTCTATCAAATCATCAGCTATGCGATTTGCATATTTTTTGTGCATATCTGTTCCAAGTATCAGATAGTCGGCAGAATAACAAAAATAGTCAATATACTCTGCGCCCAAAGCGTTAAGAAAGCTCTTGATTTTATCTGTATCTATTTTTTTGAAAGCTCCATACACTATACAGCTTTTCCCGTAAAACGGATTTTGCGCTAATGGGGTACTTTTTACTTCTGCATATTGGTTCTGAGATTTATCAGACTTTATTAAAACGGTACGTGAGCTATTCAGGTCAATCAATGGCTTCAAAGCCTGATATAAGCAGTTGGTAGTGTAGCAGTCATTTTCAGCTCTGTGAGCTTCAACAACGTTTATCCCCAAATAATCTGCCATAGTTTCAAGACGATGGTTCTCCAGTTCAGGGAGACATCTTTTGGAAAGATGAAAAGTATCAATATATGTATTGGTAAAAGGAGTGCCTTTTAATTCCATATGAAGATCGTAGATGATATTATAATCGAATGAATCTATATTGTGTCCGATTAAAATATCGTTTCCGATAAAGTCGAGAAATTTATCAAACTCTTCTTTGATGGTTGGTGCGTTTTTTACCATTTCATCTGTTATATGATTAGTCTTTGTAGCTTCACTCGGAATGTGCATTTCAGGATTTATCAAAGTTGAATACACATCTGTTACAGTGTTGTTTCTTACTTTTAAAGCTGATATTTCAATGATTTTACAACGTGCAGGATTGAATCCTGTTGTTTCAAGGTCGAATACAGTATAATTGTCTTCGGCAGTAAATATTTTTGCGCCTTTGGAGCGATTTGAGTAGCTGTTTCTTGACATCAGTATCACCTCATTGTTCATTATATAATTTGTTTATCAAAATACACCCACATAGCAAACTTAACCATATCCTCGGTAATGCCGAAATACTCAGCAAGCTGCCATATCTCTGTATTTCCGTTTTTCATTGCTGTAACCATCTCGTCCTTCGGGGCGAGTTTTTTTATTGCCCATTTATTGGCCCGATATTCCATACGTTCCCGAAGCTCAAGGCTGTGTTCGGTATAAAACGACATGGTCTCGCAGTGCCCCAGTTCGTGGGCAAGCACAGTCAGTAAATCTGCAACACCTGCAATCTGATCGTGATCTATTATTACTGTGCAGTCTCCGCAGTCATTGATAGCCATTGAAGGGCATTTTTGAAGAGGAGCGTCGATCATAAGAATATCATCGGCTTCTGCAAGCTCACAGAGTTCAACATAACTTGTCATTTATCAATCTTCTTTCTTCTTGTCTTCTTCCCTCATTCTGCGGGCTATCTGGGCGTATTTGCGGACATCGTTCAGAACCTCTTCATCTACATCGGCGGTGCCAAACAGAGCAAAGGAAAGCTTCTCGTTGTCACTTTGCTCTTCTTTTTGGTTTTCATTTCCTACAAGATAATCAACAGATACGCCAAGGAAATCGGCTATCTTAGGAAGATGTTTCATATATGAATTGTTATTACCGTTTTTCCAGTTGGTAAACGCATTTTTGCTTAGCCCAAGAAAGTCAGTAAGGTCTTTTTGTTTTAGGCCTTTATTGTCCAATAATTCAATTATTTTGTGCAAAGTACACATTTTCGTTACCTCCAAATTGTACAGCAATACAAAAGTGTATAAACTCGTGACTTTTGTATTGACAGTAACGATTTTCTGTGCTATTATGTGTTTGTGAGGAAAACATAACACATAAGCAATAAGAAGTACAGGTAAATTTAATTGCAGTTAAGTTTACCAAGCACACACTATATTTGTTTCGCTAACAATATAGTAACGCTTTTATTTACTTTTGTCAAGCTTTCCGAACAAAAATAATTTAATATTTACATTTTTGCAAAGAGGTGATAATTATTTACAAGCTTTTTATCGCCGAGGTCAAGAAGCAGCTATCTATACGTGGCTGGAAGTACGCTGACCTCTCAAAAGCCACGGGCTACACTGTAGGAACAATCATGGCGTTTATGTGCGGCGCACGTGAAAGTGAGCGCATGGCAAACTGCATCGCCCAGGTGCTGGGAATAGAGAGATGATGTCTATTTTCAGTATAGCACCGCATTTGGGTGAAAATTAGGACAGATAAATATGAGAAGGAGGGGAGCGGAAATGAAGAGACTCTTAAGGCTGTACAGAGCTATTGAAAGAATAGAGGAACTCGGCGGAAAAGCTTGCTGGATATTCGGCGAGTTATGTGAAATCGGCAAAAGGCTTCGCAATGTCGAACATGATATCGAAAGAATTATGGCGGCATTAGAAAAAGCCGACATTAAAGTCGGCTCTGGTAAAGGCTCTTATTGGGAACACTGGGATAAAACACAGCGATGAAAATAAAGGAGATGAAATCAATGGCAATAGCAAATCTTAAAGTAAAGATAGACAGTGAAGGAATGCTTGCAAAGGTGCAGGAGATCAATGAGAAGGCGCAGGAGCTTGACAGGCTTATAAAAGAGCTGAGGAGCATGAGCGGCGAATTTGTTTCCTGTGACAGCGACGACCTTATCAAGGTATCGGAAGAGGAAACAGAAAAGTAAAGCCCCCGCAGGGCACACCACGGGAGCGGATAACCGTTTAATCGACAAAGCCATAAGCAGTGTTTTTAGAGGGGACACTGCCACAGGTAGCAGAACGGTAAATATCTTTTCTTATGGCATCGTTAGATGGCATTCGGAAGCGTGAGAGATCCTCGTGCATATCATCGATGCGTTCAGAGATACGCCAATCAAATTCACAGCGATCAACGGTATCAAAGTCAAAAAAGAAAAAGAAGAAAGCAAACACCCCCTTTCCGTAAGAGGGTCTGAGCCTGCGGCAATGTGCCTTGAACGCAAGCTCATTGAAAACATCATACCGCAGTAAGCGGCAGATGTCAAGGCAAAAGCAAAGCCCCCGCAGGGCACACCACGGGAGCGGATAAGCGTTAAATGTCCGGTGTTGCCGCATTCAGCACAGCTTTTTGGATTTGCAGGTGTGTTGAACGAGGAATAGACATTCTTTCTTCATGCAGGGTTTCAATTCGCATGAGAATATCGCTATCAAAAAAGAAGAAAGCAAACACCCCCTTTCCGTAAGAGGGTCTGAACTACAGAAAATGTGCCTTTTCGGTAATTCATTAGTCAAATTATACATCTTGGGCAACTGAGATGTCAACAGCAAGGAGGAAATCAAATGAGCAGACGCAAGCATACATCGGGGACCCAGAATAAGCGCACCTGCCTTTCTGCCGTCGAGCAGATGCAGCAGGAGCGCAAAGCCTTAAAAGCGGCCAGAAAGAAGTTTCCCAATGACTCACAGAAGGCAAGGGTCGAGGCGCAGCTGATAATGCTGGGAGCAATGGGCCGCAGCGGACACACATTCGGGAGGTAAGACAATGTATAAGGTAATTGATACATACGACGGATTTGATGATGTCGTAGGCGTATTTGACACAGAAAAGGAAGCCAGAGCAGCGGCAGAGGAGCACGCAGAAGATACCGACGGCGAGTGCCAGGTAATCATTTACAGGTTTGTGTCGCCTGTTAAGGGCTTCGAGGTCGTAACGCACTAAGGAGGGCTGCTAAGCATGAATATGAACAAGAAAAAGGCAAGGCTGTATATCTACAGCTGGGACGAGGTTCCGCTGTTTGTGGATATCCCGTTTTGCAGTAAGCTGTTAGGCATATGCTGTGAGACTATCCGCCAGAAGTGCGCAAATGGCAAGATACGTGCGTTAAAAACGGACGCAGGCTGGAGAATATCCAAGGAGACCCTTATGGAATTTTACGAGAAGGGCGGGGTAATATGAAGGCCAACAGCGAAAAGGCATTTAGGGAAAAGAACTGGCGGACTATTTTCGAGACAATGGAAGATAACCTGCTGACCGTTCTGGACGTTCTTCACGAGGAATACGGCTTCGGCGAGAAGCGGCTTATGCAGTTTCTGCTTTCGGTGCAGAATAAGGCGGCTCAGTATAACGAAATGCTGGACGATGGCGTTATTGACGATAAAACAGGCGGTCAGCGTGAGAAATATGCTGCACAGCTGCATGAGATAATCAAGACCCGTGCCAAATATCAGCTTCCTCCGTCAGTGGTGGATATATTTAATCAGTCTGCGCCTACAGCGGCGGAGCTTGACCGCTCGGAGCGCCAGAAGCGCAAAAACAAACAGGTGTCAGTGACCAAGGCGGCAGAGCTGCAGAACAGCTTGCAGACGGCCAGGGCATGGGCAATGAGTAAGGGCGGTGCAGGACATGGGCAGGAAAGCAAAATATGAACCGATGACCGCATCAAAGAAGAAAAAGCCGCCCAAGACCCCAAGCATCGAGGCGGTGAGCCGTCGTGCAGATGAGCTGGGCATGACGTATGGGCTGTACGTCCAGTCGCCCCAGTACATTATTGATACTGCGGACGATGGGTATTTCAACAAGAAAAGAGGTAAGAAAAATGCTGACAAAGCGTGAGCTGGCGGTGCTCCTGCTCCTTACACAGTGCCGAAAGGTGCTTATAATCATGCCGACAAACGACCGGGCAAAAGATATGCAGGAATTTCTCAGGGCACAGATAAGGGCTGAGTATCCTACATTTTGCAACAGCTACACAGTGACCGGTATGGTAGTACATATCCGTGGTCACGAAAACGTGACAGTTGCGACCCCGGAGGACTGGCGGACATATAACAAATGCGTATTCAACGGCATTGTGCTTGTCGATGATGATATGTCTCCCGATAACTATGCACCGCTTCCATATATCACTGAAAGTCCTGAGAAGCTTCACAAGTATCTGGGGGAGCGGATTATATGATAAATCCACAGAAATTCGGGGATATCCTTTTCATCAACCCTGCAAACGATATCTTTATGGTCACACGTGACGGTGAGATTTTATTGCAGACGGATAATCCCCGAGCGGCAGTAGTCTTTTTGGCAGGTCTGTTCGAGACAAAGATAATAAATCATTTCAAGCCCTTACTGGAAGCAGAAGGGTACGATGAAAAAGGGGAAAAGAAAAATGACAACGGACGAGTATAAAAAGATAATTTCCGCATCGGTTAGTGAGGAAGCAGAGCAGATACATCTCATGCAGTGGTGTACATGGGCACAAAGCAAGTACCCTGAGCTGGAAGCGATTTATCATGTACCCAATGAGGGCAAGCGTTCAGCTGTTACAGGCGGCAAGCTCAGGCAGATGGGGCTTCGCTCAGGCGTTCCCGATATATGCCTTCCGGTACCAAGCGGCGAGTACATAGGACTGTATATAGAGCTTAAAAAGGTTGGCGGCAGGCTGACGGATAATCAGGCGGTATGGCTTGAAATGCTGGAGCGTTACGGCCACTGCGTTGCGGTCTGCTATGGTGCGGAGGACGCAGAAACGGTCATAACAGCATACCTGGAGCAGGACATCGGCACGCTGGACAGGCATACCCTTAAACGATCCCGAGGAGACTTTAAGGAGCTGAAAAAGAGGCACAGGTCATCAGGCAAAGCACTGTATGAAAAGGCAATATGTATTGCAATGGCTATTTTGCAGTCAGCTGCAACAGTGGCAGATATTGTCATAAACGGCGCTATAACAGGGCGCTCGCTGGTTATCGTTCTTGCACTATCCGTAGCGGCACTGTTTACTATGATTCGGGAGGTCGGCCGTGGATAAAAGCGACAGACGCCTCAGAATATTTACTGACGGCAAGGCTACATTCGGATATCAGCTTAATGTCGGAAATATGGTGCTTGGTGCGCTGTATGAATACTACATATATGCAAATAAAATCTATCGTCCCATGGGAGATGCCGCAAGGATAAAGCGGGAGCGGGAACTTTGGAAATATCTCCAAAAGGTTTATTACAGCTGCTACAAGACGCATCTGCCTGATTATCCCAATCCTGATGGCACATCACTTAAAGATATGGTAGTAGGCTGGCAGTATGAGCAGCTTTATGACATCATCAACTATCGGATCAGCATACCCAAGGCGATAGAAAAACTGTATAAAGAAAAAAATCTCCCACAGGCGGTCAAAACACCTGAGGGAGCGAAAAAATAAAATGTTTATGGTCTGAGTATAGCACATATTCAGAAGAAAGTCAAGGTGTAATATGAGTTACGAAATTTTCAGCGGTAAGGCTTTGAAAAAGCTTGACGAAAAGGTCAAATCATCGAGCAGCAAAATAAATGTCATGATGGGTCCGGTATGCGAGGCGCTTAAGTCGTTTTGCAGACAGTCCGAGGAATTTGCACAGGCTGTAGTACAGGGCGGAAGCTTCGAGGAGTGCATGAAGGCGGTAGAAAAGGGTGCAGGTTCGGCGCTGTCTGATCTTGATGCCTACAAAAAGGCTGTAAAATTCTATTTTCCTACAGCAACGATATCCTTTTCCATGACTATAAACACCGAAGGCAATAATGCTCTTTCGGAAGCTTCCTCGGAAACCTCCGCAGAAAATTTGGAAGAAAAGTCAAGTGTGAATATGTCACTTGATGACCTTCTCGGGCTGTGAGGTGAGAGTATGAAAAAGGATAATGCCAAATTGGCGGAGCTCTGGCGGCAATTTCCCTGTCTGCTAAGCAGGGAAGCCGAGGACCAGATCGTATATGATGCGCTGCCGCAATTCCTGTTCTACCAAAAGAAGCGTGGCAAAGCATGGTGCTATTGCACTGCCTGCCGCCGCAGCGATGTGTTCCAAAAAGATGTGTATGCTGACGGAATACGGATAGGCGGCAGTGATGTTCCAGAACGCCTTAAACACAATGATGTCGGCACCTGCCCGATGTGCGGTCATAAAGTTACATACAAATGCGAGGGCAGAGGACATAAGTACCTTAGGGCGTGGGGAAATTATGCTGTATTCACTGCAAAAGACAATGTACTGTATATAAATGCCGTAAAAGTCATAGTATCATGGTCGCACATTGAAGAACCGTATATCGACTATGAGTACCACAGGCGATATATATTTTCCGAATACGGTTCGGAGGAAATGCGCTGGACATGGCAGAGCGGAGGCTTCACGGCGATGAAAGCAATAAATGAGCCTGTGTTCGGCATGTATAATATGGGCATAGACAGCATGGAATATACCCATTCATACACCTGCATCAACGATGATGCAATAGGTGACACATTCCTCAGATACGTGCCATATTACGATTATTGCCAATCGGCGGAAGATATTCACCCGGTAAAATTTATTGAGCTATGTTCAAAAAATCCCGCACTATGCGAACAGCTGTGGAAATGCGGATTTTCAAAGGTAGTAACAGATATGGCAGTCGGAAAATCCGTCTTTTCCAAAATGATAAACTGGAAATGCACGGAGATAAAAAAAGCACTTGGCTTTGATGCCAAGGAAATGAAAGAATTTCATGACAACGGCTGCTACTATTCCCTTAGGCAGATATACGGATATATGCTGCTGAAAAAAATAAAAGGCATAAACAGCTTCGATGAGCGCATGAACATTCTCAAAGCCGACGGTATAAGCCTTATTGAAGAAGAGATCAAGCTTTCCCGTCAAATGGGGGCATCGTTTGTCAAGGTCAGAAACTATATCTATAAGCACTGTAAATCTGACAGATACGGAGGGGCGCTGGAATGGAGCGACTGCAACAGAATGATGGATACGCTCGGATATCCCAAGGAAAGCGTTCTGAGATTTCCCAAAAGTCTTAGAAAGCTGCATGACCGCCTCGTAAGTGAGACCAATGCGGCGGAAGAACGTATAAAAAAGGCTCAGGACGTTCCCAATGACCTTAAAATCCAGGCGCAGGAGGAAGAGCTGTCAAAGCTCATCTACAGCAATCTGCTGTATGAAATAGTGTTGCCTAAGGATATGCAGGATATCAGAGATGAGGGCAAAGTCCTTGACCATTGTGTGGCATCATACGCCGAGCGCCATGCCAGAGGCACTACACACATATTTTTTATCCGCAAGCGCTGGAACCCCGAGGAACGGTGGTACACCATCGAGGTATCGGTGGAAGGATATATACGGCAGTGTTACGGATACAAGGATAACAGAACGGTCAAGAAGCCAGACAGCATCAAGCAGTTTGAAAAAGAATATCGGCTGTTTCTGGATCATGTATTCAACAGGCTGAGCGACAAGGAATACGAAAAAGAGGCAATGAAGCTTGCCGATAACGGAGGTAACGAAAATGGAAGAAACAACAATAATCAGCTCACAGCATAATGAGTGCCTGGACTGGGGTCTTGAGCAGATAGAGCAGTCCATTGTGGCGCATTCGTATGATATGGCCCGCTCCATGCTTGAAATTGGCAAGGCTCTCAAAGCCATTGCGGACGGAAAAAAGTACACCGAAAAAGGATATTCCAGTTTTAAAGAATATATGGAAGACGCATCGGCGCATACATTTGAGTTTAAATATACTCAGGCACGGAAGCATATCAGGGTGTACGAACGATTTGGCGGTCGTCTTGACAAGCTTAATTGTGCCAAAATTGAGGTACTCGACGTTCTCAGAGATATCCCGGAAGAGGATTTTGAAAAGCTCAACGACAGTGGAGAACTTAATGCTATGAGCAAAAGGGAGGCCGAGGAGCTGAAAGCCAAGCTTGAAGCAGCCAATGAGCAGATATGTCTATTGACTGCCGAAAATGATAAGATAGCTGTCGAAAAAGAAAAAATTACAGCCGACTGCAACAGCTTCAAGGCTGAACGTGATGAATACTACGAGCAAATGAAGGGACTTGAAAGCCGACCTGTGGAAACAGTCATTGCAGAGCCTTCCGAGGAACTTCTGAGGTCAATCCGAGAAGAGGCTGCCAAGGAAGCCGAAAAGAACATGGTATCTGCAAAGTCTGAATATGAGAAAGCAATTAAGGAGCTTAAGAAAGAAAAGAAAGCGGCTGAAAGCAGGGTCAAGGAGATAGAAGAAGCTCATAAAAAGGAGCTTGATGATATGTCCGCATCGTTGGGAGCGGACAAGGCAGCCACTGATGAACGAATAAAAGAGCTTGAATGCAAATTGCAGTCGGCTGAAAAACCTGCCGATTCGGAGCTTATCGAGTTTAAATTCTATTTTGCCGAAACACAGGACAACCTCAAGAAGTTCCTTAATGCGCTCGGCAAAGTATCGGATCCCGAGAAGAAAGAAAAATTCAAGGGAGCGGCTATTAAGTTTGTGGAAGCCATTCTCGGTGATTTAAAGAAGGAAAGCTGACACCTTGCCATTATATATAGTATATTCTGTAGCGGTATCCCACATTCAAAAAATATGTATGTGGGATTTTGCCGCCCTCGATTAAAGTATTATCTTTTCGCCAAAGGAGGTTCGTGCGTGAAATATTTAAAAAAGACGTGGATCATCGGAAGCGATAAGTATATCACTAAATCAAAGTGCGGCGGAATGTTTGGCAACCACAGAGCCAGAGCGGCAAAGAACAAGGAAACGGCAGATAAGGTCAAAAGGCATAATCTTCAAAAAAGCATTTTTAATCTCTTCCTGCTTATCTGTGCAAATTTTGCCAAAGGGGATTGGCATATAACACTCACATATCAGCGTGGGCTTCGGCCAGACATTAGCACAAGTAAAAAACTTGTAGCTAAGTTTTTCCGTAAGCTTAAGCGCTGGGCATCAGGTTGTAACCGTACATTACGGTACATATGGGTAACACATATCAGTCCGAGGGGGGCAATACATCATCACGTGATACTGCCAAAGTGGATACCGTATGATGTGCTTTGCGATGCGTGGTCGGCAGGATTTGTTAAGCCGGGCCGTCCGCTGTATGGCAACAATGACTATATGCCGCTGGCAAAATATCTTCTTACCGGGACAGAGGGCAAGGCAGAGCACTCGGAGTACGGTTTTGAGGATATAGACGACTGCTATCACCAAAAGTGCGGCAGACGATACACGCCGTCGAAGAACCTTGTCCGTCCCGAACCGCAGGTCGAGTGGATAGAGGCCGCAAGCTGGAGGCGCAACCCCAAGCCCCCGAAAGGCTATACATTGGCAGAGCTGTATAACGGTGAGGATATATGGGGGTTCCCGTATCAGATATACAGACTTAACCGAGTGGAGAGGAGAGAGTGAAATGAGCAAGTGGACGCTATGTCTGTCGCCTGAGCAGATACAGGAGGCATGGGATATGCAGTATAACGGCAAGTCAAGTATTGCGGTAGCACGCACCATGAACTGCAGCGTTATGACATTATATCGGGGGTATAAGGCGTGCGGGCTTCCGTCGCCATTTGCGCAGCGGTACTCTGATGATGATGCGGAAGAGGAAGATCATAAGTGACAGCCAAATTCCTGTCATGGCTGCAAGCCCTTATAAGGGACGGCAATGTGCATCCGTTTTACATATCAACCGATTGGCGGAAGGCGAGAGCAAAGGCGATAAAGTATTGGCACGGCGAATGCTATCGGTGCCGATACATGAAGACTCCAAGTACTCTTGTCCCTGCGACAATGGTACATCATGTCAGACCGGTCAAGAAGTTTCCGCAGTATGCCCTATCATTGTTTGTGGTGGGTCAGGCCGGGGAGCAGGAGATACAGCTCATGCCGTTATGCCATGACTGTCACGCAGCCGTAGAGGCACAGAGCAAAATATCTGCCGATTACCCCGAAAAATGGTAGCTTTTAGTGCTTTTCTGCTGCTAAAATGCACCTTGGTTTGGCAAAGTGCGGTGCAAAAAAATGCCCCCGGTCTCAAAAAACGACGAATTTTTGGGGCTTCTCATATCGGGGCGGGTCATAGACATATGTGAGCGGAGGAGAAAAACAGTTCCCACACATGCGCGCCCTTAAAGTAGTACAGGGGAAAAAGGAGGAAAATCAATGGCACGAGGAGCGAGACAAAAGGCGGCTGACATCAGGACATCTTTGATCGAGCAGATGCAGGCGGCGGGCAATAAGCCGATGGCATATATCATTGATTTGGTAGATGGATACATGGATATGTGGCGGGTGAGGGAAAAGGCAAGGGCTGATATCTCAAAGAGGGGCGTTGTGCTGACGATAGTTGACCAGCGGAACGGTATGCCGTGTGAGCGGGTCAATCCGTCGGTGCAGATATTGCAGAACATGAACAAGCAGATGAGCAAATTTATCAAGGACTACAAGCTCGACGTACCCGTTGACGAGGACGAAGAGCTGTGATGGAGGGAAATATGGCAGTCGGTAACAAAGAGAGCGGCGCATGCTGCTGCTTCGGGTGCGGCAGGCGGTCTCAGTCCTGCCACGCTCAGTGTGAAGAATACAGAGAATATCTGAAAAGCAATGCGGAGAAGCGCAATGCGCACCTGAAAGAGAGGCTTGCGCTTCAGGGTTACTCGGAGCACGTAGCAAGGTGCATTGAAAGAAGAAACAGGAAGAAAAGGCAATAATGCTATTGGGAGGTACATATGGAAAATACACATACGGCGATAATCAAGTTCCGTGACGGTGACAGTGCGGAGGTCAAGGGCTGTGCTATGATGGGCGTTGACGCTTCCGGGAATGTGCTTGTCATGGAGATGGGCACAGGCGACAAGCTGCTTATCAATTTTGACTGTGTGAGATATGCAGGCTTTGAGGATACGGTGGGAGCGGTCTCTGTCAATGACAATGAGCCTGAGACATTCCGCAGTTCCCGCAGCAGGACGGGCAGAGGCAGGCAGGGGGGCAATGGCGTATGATGATGTTTGTGGCGGGGATCCTTATCGGTTTCTCCACGGGAGCGGTGATGATCGTAGTCGTTGCCTGCGTTATATCGTCAGGTGATGCGGAAAGAAAGGACAAGAGGAAATGAACAGAAAAAACGAATTTAAAATCTTTATGGAGCATCATGTATGCGATGTATCTACAGTGGCGGACCGACTGGACGAGCTGGGGTATTTCTCTGCTCCCGCATCGGCAGGGCATCATGGGAACACTGACGGCGGGCTGTACGATCATTCCAAGATGGTCACGCTGGAGTTGCTGAACCTTACGGAACGACTTAGCCTGAGGTGGAGCAGACCCGAAAGCCCGTACATCGTTGGAATGCTTCATGACATATGCAAGACCGACGACTACAGACGTGAAATCGAGGGCAAGTGGGTGCACAACACTGATATGATTTTACCAGGACATGGAGAAAAATCCGTAATTATCGCACAGCATATTTTAGGCACACTGACGCAGGAAGAAATCATGTGCATCAGATGGCATATGGGAGCCTTTGACGACAGAGAGAACTGGAAGTATTACAGTGCGGCTGTAAAGAAATATCCCAATGTGCTATATACGCACGTGGCGGATATGACTGCGTCGCAGATCATAGGCGTTTGAGGAGGATAACATGAGAGAAAGTTTGTTCAGGGGCAAGCGAAAGGATAACGGCGAATGGATATGCGGTGATTTGTTGCAAGATGTTGAATCGGGCATTTGTGCTATTGTTTCATATGTAAATCTTGGGGGAAATATTCACGATTTATCCGAAAGCTGTATTTTCGCTGTTATCCCCGAAACCGTCGGACAGTACACAGGGCATACCGACAAGAACGGTGTAATGATTTTCGAGGGGGATATCGTTAAGGGCACTGCATATTCTGCTACAAATATTGGTGTGATTGTTTGGATTGATGAAATTTCAGGATTTGGTGTGCGCTATGTCAACGCCCCAAATCCTACCGCTTGGGTAAATTCATCTATTTTGAGATGTGCTGCAATAGGAAAAACAGACGAATTTGCAGCAGAAGTCATCGGCAACATTTACGATAATCCCGAATTGCTGAATGCGGCGGCAAATGGACGGAGGTGAAAATTCGTGAANNNCAACGAAATATTCCACCAGGACGCAGAAGCGCTGCAGGCTGCTATTGATGCGGTTAAACGCAATGAAGCCATTGCTGCTGCTATAAGCGGTGAGATTGCAGCTTGCAATCGTGAAATCCGCAAGGTGGATATCGAAAAGGCGAAGGCTGAGGAACGCAGAATGAATTACGGTGACCGAAGGACAATGCTTATGGAGTTGCTCAGAACGATAAAAGGCGGTGAAGAATAATGTTTCTGGGCGGATTACTGATAGGTTTTATCATCGGTATAGATGTAATTGCGGTTATTGCGTGTGTGATGGCTGCGGGAGATACACCCGTGAAGCATGGCAAATGGTTGAATTTTTACGGAAATTACACTACAGCCGAATGCGATGTATGCGGAGAATGCTTTGAGGTCACTTTTGAGGGTGAAAGCAATAAAATGTTGTTTGACGCATTTAGGCAGTCTTACCGATATTGCCCCAACTGCGGGGCTAAAATGGACGGAGGCAAGAGCGATGAGTGAAACAAGACCGAGTATGCTCAGGTCGTGCAGGGTATGGCTGGAGAGCAGGAGGGATATACCGGGAGACAAGCTGGCGTGTATGACTGCACTTATCGGCAGGGCTGCTGAAAGGGAGACGGTCAGGGTCGGCAGGAATGCCCGGTGCCCTGCCTGCGGCGGGAAGATACCCCTGGCATCAAAATTCTGCATGCACTGCGGTCAGCGTGTAAAGATAACAGAGATAGCCGAGAAAAGCGGTCAGCGCCATATGCCCTATTCCACTGCCGAGCTTGAACGTGCCGTAGAGCTTCACCGCTCGGGGCTGACGTGGGCGCAGGTGGGAGCGGAAATGGGGCGCAGCAAGGAGGCTATACGCTCCTCGGCAAGCAGGTACATGAGGATAAAGGCGGCAAACGAAAGGAAGGTATGAGAATGT